AGCAAGGTCAATCCCATTAGCAATGGTTTGAGTAGCGGCAGTGCCTTCGTACAAAAACGTAGAAAACACATCGTCAACGTAAACCGGAGCTTCTGTCGCACCAGCGCCTGCAAGTAGTTTTAAAGCTCCGTTACTCATTAGCCAAACGCCTGTCCAGCAGTGAAGCCGTAATAAGTTGTTCCACCATCTCTAGTAAAAAACACAAATACATCTACTCCATTGTTTGTAGTTGTTAGGGTTGGTGCGGTAGCCGCCGCCCAGTCAACACTACCGGGCCAAGTAATGGTTCTGGCTGTGGAGTCTTGAATAATCTTTAAAATAAACACGGTGGCTGTATTATTTGCACCGGGATTGCTAAAGGTATAAGTAACATTTTCAGTGAGGTCATGCTCAAACACATTACCAAGCTGAAGGTTAATTGTGGCGGCATTAGAACTAGACGTTATTGTGTTTACGTCATCAGTCGTTCCCGCATCAAAATTAACAACACCGTTAGCGTCTGCTGTAACAACTTTAGATGCTTCTGTCAATCCAAGCGTTGTTATATCTAAATAATTAAGCTCTGCTGTAGTCGCTGTAACGCCATCAAGAATGTTTAGTTCTGTTGCAGTCGATGTAACTCCATCAAGGATATTCAATTCTGCGGCGGTGCTTGTTACACCATCAAGAATATTTAGTTCCGCAGTGGTGCTAGTTACTCCGTCAAGAATGTTTAATTCTGCGGTGGTACTAGTTACTCCATCAAGAATGTTTAGTTCTGCGGTAGTGCTGGTTACGCCGTCTAATATATTAAGTTCTGTAGCTGTGGCTGTAACACCGTCTAAAATGTTAAGTTCGGCTGTGGTGCTTGTAATACCGTCAAGAACATTTAGCTCAGTAGCTGTTGCACTGATAGCTACATCTTCGTTGAGTTTAGGAGATGTAAGCCTTTTATTAGTTAGTGTTTGTGTAGCTATTTCTGATACAAGCGTTGAATTACCGCCTGCTGGCAGTAAAAGCTCATTAGTAACACCAGCCGAATGTGGCTGGGCTTTTACAATCTGACCATGACTATTACTTTCACAATTAAACTGTATAGCGCCAGAATTTGTATTACCCTTTATTGTTACGTGGCCTGTCCCATTTGGAGCCAGTTCTAAATCTGCATTAGATGTAGTAACAATGTCTTGACCATTCATGTCAAGATCGCCGCCTAGCTGTGGCGTTGTATCTTCTACTACGTTTGATATAGCTCCTGATGTTGCTAGTCCTGCAACCAACGTGCTTCTTTGAATTTTCTTTAGGCCACCACCAGATGTGTCTACAGCCAATAAAACATCATCATTTGCGACTGTTGATATTTCTGAAAGATCTCCTACGGCTGTAGGATTAAAGTTTGTTCCATCAGCAATAAGAAGATGACCAGCAGTATTAGTCGCCATGAAAAGATCATCACCACTAATCGTTAAATCACCTTCAATAGTAAGATTTCTGATGCCTGTATAATCTTTGTTTGCATCCAAAACAACAGCCTTAGAAGCAATACCTGTGCCGATTGCGGTACTGCCTAAGTCTAAAGCGTTAAGTTCTCCTACAACGGCTGTAATGCCGTCTAAAACATTTAACTCTGCCGCCGTAGAAGTTACACCATCTAAAATGTTTAACTCTGCCGCTGTTGATGTAACACCGTCTAGTATGTTTAATTCAGCCGTTGTAGATGTAACGCCATCAAGAATATTTAATTCAGATGCTGTAGCTGTTACACCATCTAAAATGTTTAGTTCAGCGGCGGTTGCAGTAATTGCAGTGCCATTAAAGTTAATCGCGTCTACGTGCGCTGTGCCGTCTATGTACAGATCTTTAAATTCAAGTGAGCTTGTTCCTAAATCAATATCATCATCTGTTACAGGAACTACTGCACCGTCTTGAACACGAATCTGTTCTACTGCACTGCTAGAGACTTCTACAAAAAAACCTATGCGATTATTTGAGCCGTCTATTGTAATTTTGTTTAAAAAATCTAAATCACCAATCGTAGGAATGTTACCGCCTTGTCCAGCAGAACCATCATGTCTGTGGCCTGTGGAAGATGCAGATGAACTAGAATATGCAAAAGCATTGAGTAACTGATTATATTCATCGTTAAATAATGCGGCAGTAATTGTATCGCCATCTGCAAATGTACTTTGTCGTGTATAACTTTGGGCCATTATTATCTCCTACCTGATGGCATATAATCTATGTAAAAACCATTTACACCATACGGGCTTCTTGTGTCGTTTGATCGTAGGCGTATACTAAATGTATTGCCACTGCCAGTAACTGTTTGTCGGAACATGGGATCTGAGCCTGCCCCAAATGTAGCCACACCAAAAACAGCATCCCCAAATATTCCTAAAAGGGGAATAGTTGATAGTGTTATGTCTGAAGGCTGTGGTATGTTTAAATCTTTGTAATCATACCGCAACCTTAAAACTGGCTGTAATGTTCCTTCAGGTGAAAATGATGTGCGAATATATTTTAAGGTTTTGCGTGTGCCTATATCTCCACAATCAATGTCAGGTGTTTCATAAGTCGCTAAGATATTAGCTTCACTACCGTCATGTATAAATGAGTCGCCTGTATCGTGGTTATAAACATATCCATCTTTGTCACCATGAAAAGCAACTTCAACGACATTTTTGTTAAAGTCTGATGTAATACCTAGTGCTTGTATTCCTAAAGTTTCGGACCACTCAAAGCCCTGTCCTGTAAATGTTCCAATAACGCCTTTAGCTTGTCCCGGCTCTTGAGAGGTTGTAGAATAAAATAAACGATACTGTGACTTGGAGCGTAGCACAGCACTTGTAATAACAAACTGCCCTGCTCGTGATGCTAAAGAACTTATAATATCTTGTATCTGTCGAGATATAGAACTTAACTCAACGTCACCAATACGGGCTGTACCAGCAATAGTACGAATACCGTCTGGAGCCAAAAAGACTAGATCACCTCCTACCTCTTGAATAGAGTAATGTGATAAACATCCTACATTTTCTGTAATTGGGTCTATGCGGATATTTGAACTATCATTAATATTGATAAGCTTTTGAATACTGTTTTTAGAAAAAACAATTAAGTTTTCACGGAAACTTTTAATACCTTGGACTTGATCTGTTATAGCTACAGAACCAGAACCACTACCACTAAAGTCATCAATGTCATTGTAGACACTATAAAATACAGTGTTTAAGTTATCTTGTACTCCAGCGGCAATCAAGTGATGGTCGTGGATCGTTACATACTTTACGCCTTTTGTTCCTGTGACTGTAATCTCAGATGCAAAGAATGTTCTAGAACTAACATCACCTCCTGTGCCTTCCATTCTAAATAAAAATGGTTTATTACTTCCGTCAGCAATTACTATTTCACCATAATCAAAGTCAGCACCTTCTGATAAAGCAAAGGTGCATTGGCCTTGAGTAGAGCGTGTAAGAACTGAGCGGCCTGTAAATGTTGTGTGATTGTCGCCGCTGGCTGAAACACTAGCTCTGTTTATTTGTAACCAGCTTGTCCCAGTGTTGCTAAAAAATATATCAGTGCCAGAACAAACAATAACGCCATCACCATATGCCGCCATGCCTAAAATAGCGTTAGAGCTATTAGGCCGTGCAGAAGAAGCACCGCCATAAGCCGTAAAACCATTTATGCGACGATAGCCACCATCAGGATCTACCTCAAAGTTTTCTAGTATTTTGGCAAATCCCGGCTGACCTAAAAGCTCAATAGAGTTTAGGTTTGTGTTTAGACCACCACGACATGAAAGACCATACGCCTGAGACACTAAATAAGCCTCATGCGATCATCTTTAATATAGTCTGGTGCTTGCATCATTAACGCATTTTTCATAAGTCGTAATCCTCTACGATACTCCTCTAGTGCTAAAGCGGCTGGTTGAATATTTTCTTTAAACTGATGCACATAATATCTAGCTCGTGCAAGTAAAACAGTTTTGTAAATATCAGGAAAAACAATTGTGTCGCTGTGTGCTGATAGCTGTGTAGGCTGATTAAAAGCAAAAAAGTGAACTTTGTATACTTTGTCAGGTATAGGGCTTAAACCAAAGTTTCTTCCATCACTACTACGGAATACTCGTCGTGGTTCTCCACCATTAGCGTCTTCAGCATCGTCTGCATTTTCTTGCATCCGATGAAAGTCTTTCCATTCTTCTAAAGTTATAAACCTTAAATTTTGGCTGACATAAGGGGCCGCCTCACCTGATACACCGACTGTTGTAAGATAAAAATCATCCCAATCAATATATCCATAATCATCTGCAAGAGATGAGCTTGCGGCCTTAAGTTCATACCACCGTTGATTAGCAACAGTTTCTACAGTTACATTACCGTACAGCGGATCTGTTGAGCCGCTTTCGCCTACAGACAAAAAAGGCCATTGAGGTTCTTCAAGAACAATATCAAGATATGCTCTGTTGACACAATCTTGAGCGTGTGCCTGAAGCCCAATAGCAGAAGAAAAATTACTAGAGGTTAATACAACCTCGTTCATTTCTCTTAACAGTTCGTTAGTAAGCTGTAGGTAGGTAGTCGCCATTATTTTTTATGAACCTTTTGTATTTCAAAGTTAGCTTTTTTAGAAGCCCCCTTGTGAGGCTTAAAGCCACCCGCTGGATCTTTCATCAGCTTGTAGCTTTTGCCATGTTTCATCCAGTGGTAGCCTTTAGGCGCCGCGACTTGCATCAGGATTCTCCTGCTCGTTTCGTAACTTCGGATATTTAATATCACCCTGTTTACGATACGGGAACTGGTTCTCAGTCATTTCAGCACAAATCTTTTCTTTTTCTTGAATAGACTTGTACTCACTACGAGCTACTTGAGTAGTCATTAGTTTGGCCCAGTAGTCGGCATTGCAGTGTCAATAGTGTTGCCGTATGAAGGCTGTCCACCACCAGCATACATAGTACGATGTGTTCCACCATGCTTTTTATCTTTACGCATCATTTTTGAACCCATACCGCCGCCCATCTTTTTCATGCGCTTCATTTTTTCTTTATCACCATGCATCATAATTACTTCTCCTTTTTTCCAAAGATACGATCATAGTTGTTATCGTAATTTTTTTTGTTTTCACCAGTATAAAATGTACCGCTTAGGGTCTTTCGTCTTTTAGGACTCATTCTAATTGGCTTTTGTTCTGTTCCAATCTGTGGCATAGCTACTCCTAACGCTTAACAGTGTACTTAACACCACGGTATACGTATGTAATTTCCATAGCGAATTCCTCCAAAGGTTATGCGTTCCTTCGGGGATAATCCCCTACTTCCGTCCTATAAGGATGAACGTAGCTTAAATAAAGGGGGAGTATTTCATCCCCCTGTAGTATTTAGTCGATGCCGTAGAAAGCAGATACGAGAGCTTCAGGTCGCAAAACCTTAGAACCGTAAACGTGCAGTCCACGAACAATGTCACCAAAGCTATCAGGATCACGGATAACTTCTGTATTCACAATTGTTTGTGCAGTACAGGTTGATGACATATGACCCGCCAAACACTTACCAGCGGCATTGCTAGTGGCGGCAATGTTGTTGGTCTTGTACATATCAAAACCACGCAACTTACCAGAGCTAACCAATCCATTACGGATAGAGCCTTGACCAGCGTTGAAGTCTACGCTCATCAGCTTAGATGAGGTTTGAACCAACTGCTCGTAAAACTCAGGGTTAGCCAAGAACCAACGTCCTTCTTCCGGTACATTAGCTTCGTCAAGAAGACGCGCCATGTGTGAAAGAACATCAATAGGATCA